ATCAAAATGTTGCGGGAGGGGAGCGAATCGGCAACCCTATTAGGGGCTTTCAATCAAATAGGATTTAACATTGAATCTCTATTCTAAACTCCGATATGTCCGGGCTAACATATCGCAACACAAAGGAAAGCCCGACTCCGTTACATGGGAATCGGGCTAGTAAGTTAGGGCAAGGAATAGGGCTAGACTAGATAACAAAGCCTGACATATCCGACTTAGCTTGCCCCTTAGCCTTAAGCCCGACAACACAACCTACAGGATCGGCTGGCCTATAGTCCGTTTCGTCGCCATTGATAACGGGAAAGCCCGCATAGGAGTCCGGCAATCCCTTGCGGAACACCATTGCGACGTTACCGCCGCGCTTTAGGACATTGATACAGTCCGCATGATTAGACTCGGTACGGGAATAGGTTAAATGGTAGTTACTAGGGAAGAGTCCTAGGGCATGCCGCAAAGCCCGTTTGGTTATCTTTGTGTAATCATAAAAGCTAACATGGGGGAAAGCCGCAAAGATATTGGCGTGCTGGACTCCGTCGATATTAAGCCCGATTAATTCGTAAGGGATATCAGAAGTCGCGTTAGGACGAGTCGCAGGAGCCATGCTAACGGACTCCGCTTTGCGTGATAGGGCCATAACCTCATAAGCAAATACCGCCATAAAAGCGGGGCGGGCTTTAAAGTATGCCAGAGTCCTATTGATGCGGGCTTGTACTTTCCCAGCCATATAAGCGGGATTGCCAGCGGTATGAAGACAAGCCGCAGCGCAACCGACACTAGCCTGCGCGCAAGTATTGAATCCTGAGAGTCTAGCGGGTGCAAGGTGCAGCGGGCTTGCCAAAACCCCTAGGAGTCCATTTTTGGCGACTTTCGGATTAGACTCTGGATCGGACAAGAGTCCGTCAATGTTAATCCCTAGGTCGCGGATTGCGCGGATTGCCTGCGCTTTGGATTTAAAGCCATTAATTTGCATAGGACGGACTCCCCTTATATTGCGTTAATATTGATAACTAAGACGGGCTTTCCCGCTTGTGCCATATCAGCACGCAAGGATTCCGCCTTAGCTAAGGTAAAGGGTCCATAGGGCAAAACGCGAAAGCCGGATTCAGTTTCAACGGCGATTGCATAAGTTTTAATCATTGTCGGGTTTTCCTTTTCAAGCCCGTTAGGGCGGTTAGCGTTAGCGGTTAGAGTGTTTCAATGGCAAGGGATAGGATCAATCCTTGCAAGTCTTCGGGCAAGGTATGGAAAGCGGTTTTAACCCCTAAAATGTGAAGGGATAAAACTTGGATATCAGGCGGGATATCGTCAAAATCGCCATATTCCGCGACAAAATCCATGTCAAAATCGTCGCTGGTATAGGTTGAATAAACTGTTTTCGGCATGGCTCAATCTTCCCTTTGATAGCGTTTTAATTCGTAGACAGATACGACACTGGACTCGGGATAATCCATCTGGACAGTGTCCCATGCATCTTCCCTGTCATATGCTGTCAATTCTACGCTGAATTCTTCCCCTAATTCATCGGCAAGAATAACGTGATATTTTTTCATGGCTGGACTCCTATTCTGCGAAGATTACTAGGGCCGCAAAGCCCCATATTGATAGCATGAGCAAGGCGATATCCATTTTAAAACCCCCCTTCAATTTCGCGGCATAGGGCCAATCCATCGGGGTTATTGTCGCCCAAGTCGTGATAGGCAAAATCGCCCAAGTCATAAAACCCCGTGTTGATTAGCAAGCCGTTAGGCGTTGTCATAAATACCGGTGCGGTATCGCCAAGAGTCGGATGCTCAAAAAGGCGATACCCGCCAAAGGTAGCAAGCAAGGTAGGGTTATGTGACATAAAGCGGGCAAGCGGAGTCGGGGTCATGGGGTAAACCTTTCGGGGTCGTGTTTCATCTTGATTCGCAGATTGCACAAGATAGGCCAGACTGTAAACCCCCTACGCAAGCCTGTCAGATTGCCAGATTGAAAAGAGATAGAATCACGGGCGGGCGCGGTTATACGGGCTTAATCAATCGGTCAATAGACAATCGTCAAAAACCCCTAAAATCGCGAGTCGGGTTTTTATGACCCTAGATAGCCGAAACAAGAGTCTGCGCTGTACGGGCTTATTTTGGGGGTTGTAGGCCATAGGCGTTTTTGCCGTAACAGCCATGCAAAACCGGCATAGGTCGGCGGTCGTTTTCCGCTTGCACAAGCTATGCAAAGGCTGATAAGACTCGAATCACGTTGAACCGGACTTGATCCGGCGGGGTCGCGCGTTGCGGTCGCAAAAAACGGCGAGGCTGGGCAATCGGAATCCCATGCACTTTCTTGAATATGTAATCATTCTAACATGCGGGCTTTTGCATATGAGAACGAGTCTCAAATAGACACATTCCGATATGTGAATGTTAGAACAAGTCTCAAATAGACATATTGCAATCTTTGCATATGAGAATGAGTCTAACATAGACACATCTTAATATCTGAATATCTGCATGTATAATTGTTCTAACATGCAAACATTGCAATGTGTCTATCTTAGAATTGTTCTAATCCAGAGAAACTGACCAAAAGAGTCGGGCTTATGCGGGATAGGTCAGCTTTCCTGTCCATTTTGCTGCACTTGCGAAGGTGAAAAGGCTTGTCGCACAAGCAAAACGGGGGAAATAGGTCAGAGTCCTTGCCATATCGCCCCAAAAACGGCCAAAAACCGCCCAAAAAACGGGCAAAATAAGCACGCGCTTAGATGCAAGTGCAGAAACAGCCTGTCCGATCATGCTGCAACCGCAGAAACCACCAAAAAACGTCCAAAACGGGCAGTTTTGACCCCCCTCAGTGGAAATTGTTCGTCAACCCCCCACAGTGGAAATCAAGGGTGAACCCCCACGGTGGAAATTGTTCGCCAAACTTTTCTGGTTGACAACCAAAAACGAATCAGTTAAACAAATCTCAACGCAAATCGAAACGAGGTTGAACATGACTAACGACGAAGCCATTAAAAACGTCCGTGAAATGGGCCACATCTTTGCTGTTTCATTGACCACAATCACAGGCAAGAGCATTGACGACAAGAGTGATCTGATGAACGGTCTGGCAGCATATGAGGTACTGAAACTCAAAGGCGAGTTTGACTGGGTTGATGAAAGTGTTGACATCGTACTGCGAATCGTATATAACTTGGCTAAGGAACAACTGGAGAAAGTAAAATGAACTACGATGACATGACCACAAGCGAAATCAAGAAGCTGCTGGTTGCAAAGATGATTGAACTAAAGGGTGTCAATTACGCTGTTGGTTGGTTGAAGACCTCTTACATCTTCCCAATGGGCGAAGAGATTGAGCGGTCTGTGGCAATCAAACAACTCAAAGAATTTGACAGCGAGGTGGTGTGATGGCTATCACCAAAGATCAGATGCTCAAAGTTGACCTTATGTGTCGCAGCACCCATGAACGAGCCTCTTTAGTCTACTACACATTCGAGGATGACAGCTATAGTTTTTACAAAGGCTTGGTTATGACCGAAATCAAAGAACTGCGTGACTACCTCAACACTCTAGAATTGGAGTAAAACCATGTATACCGAGAACATCATTCGTGACCTTCTGGACCTGATCCATGACGTTAAAGCTGCTGGTTCCCGTGCCTATGAGAGCAAGCGTGATGCTGATCGAACCTTCACCCGTGTGAGGGAAGGGGAAGAAGGTACTCTGGATGGCTATGAGACTGTGGCAGAAGGTCTGGTAGATGCCTCGCAGGCTCTGGACAAGGCTAAGGATGACTTTGGCAACATCGAAGAGAGGTTGAAGAAGATCATCGAAGACATCAAGATGGAAGAACTAAGCGCGAAGGTGCAATCGAAATGAACAACGCAATCATCAATCTGACTTGTCTGTGGTTTGTGATCTTGTCTGTGGTTGTTATCGCAGCCCCTAAGACTGTAGGGACGTGGCAGGCACAAGTGGAAGAGGGCTTCTTTGAAGAGGCTGAGAGGATCGGCCTATGGGCCGAATAATGCTCGCTGCGCTGCGCGAACGTATCGGTCTGTGGGAAGAAGAAACCTATTGACGAATCACTACAGAACCTGTAAGTAGGATACAGAAACAAGGAGATGCAAATGACTACCATCGAAACCCTCTCGCCTGTTGTAGTTCGTGACTTTATCAAAGGTCGTGGCACCCGTATCGCTACTGTGACCTTCCTCAAGGCTGATGGCTCTGAGCGTGTGGCTAACGGTCTGTTCCGTCCTTCGTCGCATATCATTGGCTCTGACCGTGGCTTCAAGCAGTCTGAACACATGAAGGCCATTGGGTTGCAGCCCTTCTACGACCTACAGAAAAAGGCATGGATCAGCTTCTATCTGGACCGTGTACTTCACCTGAAATGAGAAATAGACCTAGTAAGGGTCTGACCACAAAAGGAAATACCATGAAAACTGTTGCTGTACTCAGCCCTGAACATGAAGCCATTGATGACCAGTGGTCAGAGTTCTTTGAGAAGTATCAATCCCAGATGCCTATGAACGCCACATCCCTGACCCTTGGTGCAATCATCCTGACCTTCTTAGAGATGTACAACCCCCCGGTAGAGGAAATTGGCCCAGTGATGATGGCTACTCTTGTTAGCTATGCTGAACGGCAGAAACACTCTGGATACATTAACTAAGGAGAACTGATATGGCTGACGCAGCAATGAAGGGGGATTTGTTCTGATGGAGAAAGAAACTTTTGTGTGGACTTTGACTAGAACCGAATATGAAGGTCAATGTACAGGATTTAGTTCTGAGACAGTTTTGTTGGGTATTTTCACCACAAAACCTGATCTAAAAACAGCGGCACCATATCTGGGAAGTTTTCTGACTGGGGATATTGGACAAGCTATAGCAGAAGTCTCAGAACTTCTTGACAAAGGTAATGTGACTTTGAGGGGTTTTGATTTTGACTTGGATAGGGTTCAGCTTAACAAGCAACTTAAACTATGAGGTAGCCTGATGTTCTCAACATTCTGTCTGGCCCTTGTTGTTTACACTGAGGCAAGGGGAGAACCCCTAGATGGTCAACTTCTTGTGGCCGAGGTAGTACTCAACAGGGTCCAGATGGAACAGTATCCTGACGATGTATGTACTGTGGCATTTCAGCAACACCAGTTCAGTGGCTTAAAAGACACACCTGACCTTGAGAGTATCTTTGTTGACCCTGCATGGCAAACATCTATAGACATCGCTGTAGAGGCTCTAGCGCAGCGCAGCGAGCATACTGCTCTACAAGGCCCTACCTTGGGGTCAGGTGCCACCCACTACCACACAACCAAATTCACCCCCTACTGGTCTAAGAAATTGACCCGTGTAGGGAAGTACGGTAGACACATCTTCTATACAGGATACTGAACAATGTCTGATTACTGGTACGACAACAGATCAAAACTTCAAGCTGGAATGGTATTTAGCCTTGATGATGGTGATGTTGTTAGGTTAGATCGAAGAGTTCCCGGTGATGGGACGCTTTGGTATGCTGACAACTATTACGGCAATACATGGCTATCCTACGATTATGAAGTAGAACCCGGCGACCTAGACAAACGAAGACCAGATTTGGAGTAATAAAGATGAGCGCGTCAGAACATCCCACACCAAAAGAACAGTACCTAGTCCCTATTCACAGTCTCATTAAGCAACTGGAACAGATGGCTAGTACCTATGAGTGGGATGGTGAACTTGACAAGTGTGATGCTGTTCTGCTAGAACTACAACATGTACGACACTATCAGATCACTACTGGTAGTTTGTGGTTCCCTCTATTCTAAGGAGATAGACATGATTAACCTACTACAGAGGTGTGCTTGTTGTGGTATCCGTATGGAAGATGACTTGTTCATCCTATGTGAACAGTGTCAAGAACAACAAGACAGTCAAGAACCTGATCTAGATGACTATGAGAATGAGGATGATTATGAGTGATACTATCTACCATCATCTTGGGGAGAACTGGGAGATGATCTTCAATGTAGATGACTACTACCATCTCATTGAGGAGTATCTAGAGGTAGAAGAAGAAGAGTATATTGAGTAGATGATGATAGTACTTGGTAGGGTATAGGGAACCTTGGCGGAAAGGACATTTTAGTATGTGGTTGTATCCACAAGCCTTGTCAAGACCCCTACAGAGAAAATTTTTGTTGTAACCTACTCTTGACAAGACTGTGACGACAACATAACTAGGGTGATGGACCCTATCAAGGAGAACAGCCATGAGTGACGAAGTTCAAGAAGACCCCTTCTACATTGTGGTAGATGAAGTCAAGGAACATGAAGACGGTGGTGCTACCTACACCTTCGAGATGAACCAAAAAGCTACAGAAGCAATGTGTCAGTATGGTATGCAACTTGTTATGATCTGTGCAGCCTATGGTGTAGACATTCAGGACGCCTTTGACAGTATCCGAAACCTTGGAACTAAAGATGAGTGATGCCAATGTAAACCACCAACCTTGCCCCTATAACGACTGTGGTTCATCTGATGGGTTTTCGTGGGAAAGCAAATATCAGTGTGGTAAGTGCTTTGTTTGTGGCGAATCATACCCCATGAAGGGGAAAATGGATAAAGTCTTTGACTGGGCAAAAGAAGCGTATCCCTTGAAGGATCGAAAGGAGAAGCCTGTGCTATCTGTTGTAGAAGACATACTAGAACAGCCTGTAGATGCAGGTATCTGGAAACACGTTGGTTGCCGTAAGATCACCAGCAAGACTATGGAGTTCTATGCTGTAAAGACTTACGTTGATGGTGACTTGCCCATCAAACACACCTACGTCTATCCAGACGGGACCACAAAGACTAGGCACCTTCCTAAAGAGTTCTCTGCTGGTAAGGGCTTCAAGTCTGACAAGCTGTTTGGTATGGACAAGTTCCCTGCTGGATCAGCACAGGCTGTGACCATCACTGAGGGTGAACTTGATGCTATGTCAGGTTATCAGATGATGGGGTCTAAGTACCCCTTTGTCTCTCTGCCCTCTGCAAGCCCTAGTCGGAAACTGCTTGAGAACTGCAAGGATTGGCTAGGATCGTTCAAGAAGATTTACCTGTCTATCGACACTGACGACAAGGCAGAGAAGTTTGCCATCTCTTTGATGAACCTCTTTCCCGGCAGGGTCTACCGTGTGCCACATGACGTATTCAAGGATGCTAATGACTTCCTGATGGCTGATGCTGGTGAGGGTTTCTCTAAGGCTTGGTTCAATGCCAAACTGTTCACACCAGACAACATCTATACCACAGAAGAAGACTTCCTTGATCTGTTGTATGATACCCCTGACCACTCTTACATCCCTACCGGGATTGAGGGACTAGACGAGAAAATCCTTGGGCTTATGCAAGGACACTTCACTGTTATCAAGGCACCTACTGGCATTGGTAAGTCTGAGTTCATGCGTTACCTTGAATACAACTTCATCAAGAACCATCCAGATGTGAAGTTTGCCACATGGCACTTGGAAGAGACTAAGCTACGTTCACTTCTTGGTGTGGTATCGTACCACCTCAAGGACAATGTGACCCGTAAAGACCTGATCCTAGAGAAAGGTCGCTTAAGGGACGTAGAAGAGGCGATTAAGTACATCACTAGGAACACTGGTTACATGCAGTTTCACCTTCGTGAAGAGGATGGTGCTGACGATCTGATTGAACAGATCAGGGTTCTGACACAGGTGTATGGCTGCAAGTATGTGTTCTTTGAGCCTATCCAAGACGTTGTTACGGTATCCAGTGACGAAAGCAAAGAGTCCCTGTTGGCGGAACTGTCTGTTCGTCTGTCTAAGCTGGCTGCTGATCTGAATGTTGGTATCGTTACGATTGGTCACACCAACGACAATGGCGACTTCAAATACTGTCGTATGATTGGTCAACGTGCCTCTGTCATTATTGATTTAGAGCGTGACAAAGAGGCAAGCGATATGCTAGAACGTAATACTACACGGCTTGTGGTTAAGAAGAACCGTCCGTGTGGTCTTGAAGGAAACTCTGGTGAACTTCTCTTTGATGGAGAAACCTTCACCCTAACTGAAAAAGGAGTGGGATGGTGAATATGGATGAAGCCTTTCAGGATTGGCTGGATGGACCTGCACCAACTAGAGACGCCCGTAGAAACTGGGTTGCACCAGAAGATGTTGAAAAACTTAAGTGGGCCTTTACCTTTGGGTGGCTGCTTGGTCAAGAACAGTTGGAGAAACAGAATGTCTAAGGTAATTGTGGAACTTGGTTATGACACTGTTGATAGTATCATCACCCAAGAACTAGAAACGCAACTGCAATACTTCAAAGATGAAATCATCAAACATGCTCAAGGTGGTTTTCTCCTTCCGGGTGATCTTGAAGACTTCATCCTAGATTATGCCGCAACGAAACGTGTGTTGGAGCGATATACCGTATGAAAATCATTGTGCTGGATAGTGAAAGTGATGGTCTGTGGAAAGAGGCTACTAAACTTCATGTGGTTGCTTGGACTGATGATGGGGAAACCTACCACCACACCAATGACTACGAAGTTATGAAGTCTTTGTTGTTGGAAGAAGATACCCGGATTGTTGCTCACAACTCTATCCGGCACGATCTTCCTACCTTCAACAAAATCCTTGGGCTGAACCTGAACCACACAAAGTTCATCGACAGTCTGGCCTTGTCTTGGTACGTCAACTTTGAACGGGACAAGCATGGTCTAGAGGGCTATGGTATCGAATACGGTGTCCCTAAGCCCAAGGTCGAGGATTGGTCGAGCCTGTCCTACGAAGAGTATACCCATCGCTGTGTGGAAGACGTTAAGATCAACTGGCGTCTCTGGAAAGACCTAGAGCGTAAACTCCTCAAGCTGTATGGCAACTGGGATGAGGCTGTTCGTATTGTGGACTATCTTGGGTTCAAGATGGACTGTGCAAGGGAAGCAGAAGAGGTGGGTGTACGTCTTGATGTAGAACGCGCACAGAAGAACTTTGACGAACTGGAACGTCTGCAACAGGAGAAGTTCGAGGAACTGGTCAAGGCTATGCCTAAGCAACCTGTCTACAAGACTTTCAAGCGTCCTGCACAACAGGTCAAGAAGGATGGGTCCATGACCGAGGCTTGGAAGAAGTGGCTCAACATCCTCTTCCAATCTGAACTGCCTTCTAACTTCGAGGGGGATACGGTGGAAATGATCGTTGACTGGGAAGATGCTAATCCCAACAGCGATGCTCAGGTCAAGGACTGGCTCTACAAACTTGGCTGGGAACCCCAGACGTGGAAATACGACAAGAACAAGCAGACAGGTCAGGAGAAGCGCATTGCCCAAGTACGTTATCCAGCCACCCATGCAGAAGGTGGTCAACTGTGTGCCAGTGTCACTAGCCTCAAGGACAAGGCCCCCGGCGTGGAAATTCTAGAGGGTTTGACTGTTATCCGTCACCGTAAGGGCTTCTTCAAGGCTATGTTAGAGAACCACACAGATGGCTGGCTTGTTGCTTCTGTGGCAGGTCTGACCAACACGTTCAGGTTCAAACATGCCAAGCCTCTAGCTAATATCCCGAAGGTGGACAAGCCTTGGGGTGCAGAGATCAGGGGATGCCTAATTGCCCCTGATGGCTTCGATCTGGTAGGGTCTGACATGGTTTCCCTAGAGGATACCACAAAGCGCCACTACATGAAGCCCTACGATCCTGCCTATGTGGCAGAGATGAGCCTACCGGGTTTTGACCCCCACCTTAATCTTGCGGAGTTTGCAGGTGCTATCACCGCAGAAGATGCGGAGAAACATGCAAGAGGGGAGATTAACCTGAAACCTATTCGTAGCAAATACAAGGCTGCGAACTACAGTTGCGTCTACGGTGTGGGTGCAGCTAAACTTGCCAGAGAGATTGGTGTGACCCCTAAAGAGGCTACAGCAATCATCAAGGCTTACTGGGAACGGAACCATTCTGTGGTCAAAGCAACAGAGAGTTTCAAGGTTAAACTTGTGGGCAACTCTATGTGGCTACAGAACCCCGTCTCTAAGTTCTGGCA